AATATGTTGATGTTCAACACCAAATGAATAATAAAATCAACAGACAAGAAAAGAATATGGTGGCGGGTTTTTCAACGACTTCTAAGACCAGACCACTAATTATTAGTAAGTTAGAAGAATTTTTTAGAGAGGAAAGTGTAGTGGTTCATAGTAATCGTTTGATTGATGAACTACAAACTTTTGTCTACATAAATAATAGAGCAGAAGCAATGCGAGGATACAATGATGACCTTGTAATGTCTTTTGCTATTGGACTTTGGGTTCGTGATACTGCATTAAGATTACGAACACAAGGAATTGAATTAACAAAGAAAACTCTCAGTCGTATGATGGACAATGAGGGTTTATACAATGCCAACGAGCCAAACAGAAATGATAGTTGGGATTGGGATACAGGAAAAGAAAAAGAGTCATTAGATTGGCTTTTATAAAAGTGAGGTAAAAAATGGCAGATACAACATTATTTGGAAGACTGAGACGATTATTTAGTACAAATGTAATCGTAAGAAATGTCGGTGGTAAAAAATTAAAGATAGCCGATACAGACCAAATACAACATCAAGTCAAGAGTCATCTTGTAGATAGATATTCTAAACTACATAGTAATTTAGATGTAGCAGGAACAGGTTATTCAACTGTTCATCAAGTTATGGCAGCGAGATTAGGATTGTTTAAGGATTATGAATCTA